TTTTAGGGCCACCAGCGCCTTGAATAAAGCTAAAATTTTTCTTATTAAAATGATTCATATTTATTTTGATGGGCTTGTAGCTTCGGAATCAGAACTGTCAATAGTAGCTACTTGATTATGACCCTTTTTAGAAGAGTTGTTAATGAATTCATCTGTTAATGATAAACTTAATGGGAAAGATTTAACAGAAGATTGAATAACAAAAGAACCAATTCTTAACCTTCCATAAACGAGAGGAACGGGATTGCCTTGTTCCATAACATTTTCTCTATTAGAAAAGGCTAAGGATTTACTAAAAGCAGCAGAAACGCCTTCGGCTCCAGGCAGTTCTGGATACTCCACTTTGCCAGCTTGAATGTATGCGTATGCAGCGGAAGCTACAGAAAGGGCAAAACTAGCTACCATTAAGTATGTAATTGATGTTCCCGCTATAGGTCCGCTTCCCAAAATCATAGGAACAAAATCCAATCTCTTAATTTTTTCTTTATTAGATTCTCCATTTTTAATCCACTTGCCATTTACAACATAAGTGTAATGAATATTCTTCTTACACAAATCTTTTAGATCCATTAAAAAATCATCATGGTTAGCTTCCATTGCTCCTAGTAAATCTTTTGGTTGAGAAATAGCTATACGATGCCTTGAGCCGTATTTTTTTGCTAGAATACCATGTAAATAAACTTCCGTCATAAATAACCTTTTACCTTGTTCAGTATACTTACATCTATTTCATGATTTTGCGGCTCGTAAAGTGCAAATTTATTATCAACCACAGAGTAAACAAGAGACAATAAACAACAAGCCTCTGCATTAGATTTATCCATTTCAGAAAACACAGCGCTTGTGTTAGGGTGAGAGTGAAAAAGAAACAGAAATTCATTTTCATTTTTAAATTTTAAAAAATCCAATGGATCAACACAAAAAAAAGAACCAGGATCTGGAGAACGGTTCGCTAAAATTTGAGCAACGAAAGACCCGTCTTTTAATCCCACGAACGCACAACACTCAATATTAAAATAGCGATCACTATGATCTTTTAAAAATTGAAGAATGTCTTTGAAATTATTTTCTACCCTTGTATGAAGCTCCATATTGATATTTATCAGTTGCTGGGAATCCTCCAAACGGCAAATAAGCCGCAGCAGGATCAGCGTTAAGAGTTGCTGGGACTAAATTATATACTGTTTTTCCCGTATTGGCAGTCGCCCCTAAATATCCAGTATAAGAAATTTCAGTGTTAGCGAACCTCTTTCTACAAGAGGAAATAATTTTAGAACAACCATCTTTCTCCCAAGGAGAAGAGTCTAAACTTGGATGGTTATTTTCTGAAGCCGTGTGCTCTTTCTTGCACACATACCAAGTTCGAAAAGGATCTTTATCCGTAGTCGCGTAAATAATTTCCCCACTATTATAAAACCTTCCGTAATTCCACTCGTTCTCAGTTGTTTGGAAATTGAAAGTTCCTGTTGGAATAACAGTAAAATCTTGATCATTTTCTTGGCAAACAGGTTGACCAAAATAATTACAGCCAACACCCCTGTATTGCCAATAACAATAACGAGATAAAACTAAGCGACCAGGAATAGTAAAGTTCTCCAAATCAAACGGAGCAGTCAATTCAAATTCAACAATGGTTTTGTTCTCTTGAAGCTTTTGAGAAATAGTGTAAGTATCTTTATTGATTTCTGCCGCTGGATCAGCAACTCCAAACGGGTTAACGCCACCTTCAAAATTTACATCATCAATATACTTTAAGAAGATTTTGATTCGTTCTATTTTGGCATATTTAAAATCATTTTTGCGCCTTAACACTTGACTAATGGTTAAATCCGCATTACTGATACGAATGCGCGGTCTATTAATTCTGTTAAAAGCGTTAGTCTCGAAATCCTCAACCTCTACCGCAATTGGCAGATACGAAATCCCATCTAGGATCACATTACTCTCAATTCCATGAGAACAAGGATGAAAAGGGAAAAAAGAATCGGGTTCATTAATCGTATCATAATAAAGTTTGTAAAACTCCAAAACCGCAGTCGGTTCTAAATCCACTAAATCATTGGAGATTTTATTGTTAATTGGCATGACTATAAATAATAAAGGTTCTGAGTATAATTTACACGAATTTCTTGGAGAAGAAGAAGTTAAAGCAGAATTGCGCTCTTTATATATGGTATTTTTCGCCAAATCAAAACCTTTGTCTTTCAAAACCAAAACTTTATCTAATCTTCAGAGAGAAACCGAAAGATACTTTGATTTTTTAATTGAAAACACAAAAATCTTTTATGCCTGCAAAGACTCTAAAATAATAGGATTTGTGGTTTTTGATTTAGAAAGAAAAACGCAAACTTATTCAATCCAAACAGCGCACTTGGCAAAATTAAATGCTTGTGAATTTGTTTTCGCCGTTTCAAATCATAATAATATTTTTGAAATTAAAAGAGCGGCTCATGATATTTTTCAGTTTTTAAAAGAAAAATATGGATTTCAATTTATTATAGGAAACGTTAATAGAGAACGAAAAAAAGATAAATTTATCAAAACAATAATTAGGATTTTTAATTTTCAAATTCTCGATGGAAATGTAGCTCTCTATGAAGTACCGTAATAAATTTGATTTCTCAGGCAAATGCTCTGACGATGGATACAATGCAGAAAACCTTTTTATTTCTATGGCAGAAAAGCAAGGATGGAAAGCTATTAAAGCAAATAGAAAACAGCAGTTGGTTCATATAGATGTCTTTTTAACCAAAGAGCATTATCCAACACTCTCTTTAGACATTAAAGCGCAAAAGAAAATCAAAAGAACCGACTCTAACGTTAACGACGAATTGATTTGGGTAGAGTTTTTAAATGTAGCTGGAAGGGGCGGCTGGTTAGTTGGAGCGGCTGAATACATTGCTTTTGAGCGCGAAAATGATTTTATCATAGTTAACAGAGCAGCTTTATGGAAACTTTGCATGGAAAAGGTGGATCAAAATTCTAGAGTCACGCAGTCCAAAGACGCTCTATACAAAATCTATCAGAGGAAAGATCGCAAAGATGAAATTTCAATCATCAAATTTTCAGATATTTTCGATAACTTAAAATTTAAAGTTTGGCCCAAATGCTAGAAATATCTCCATGCAAGCATAAGTGGATCTGGAGTATGATTTTCGTTCGTATCCCTAAGAATGCAAGCACCTCTATTTACAATCATTTAGGAGACTTGAACCTTGTTCACAAACACAAGAAAGAATTTGATCGTTTTTTAAACGACAAAACTTATCGCAATTGGTTTTCCCCCACTCACGCCAAGCCAAATGAGATCAGCTTAGTAATGGGAAACATGATTCACAATTACATGTCTTTCGCTGTGGTTCGAAACCCTTGGGACAGGGCTATTTCCATGTATGAATTCGCGCTAAAGAATGATTTAGGAAAGCTATACGGCATTCATACTAAAATGACTTTTGCTGAATTTTGCGGCATAATGATGACGAAATACGAGCAACAAGATAAAAACTTTATCGCTATTCACGATCAAAGCTCATGGTTAGAGGGAATGTTTGCCCCTAATTTTGTTTTACGTTTTGAAAATTTACAAACAGATTTCGAGAAAATGCTAAAAGACTGCGGCATTAATCACATCTCGCCAAACCTGCCTCATGACAATTCCTCAAAGAGAGGACACTATCATGATTATTTTGATTTTAAATCCAGACGCACGGTTGAAAAAATTTTTGAAAGAGATATTGACACTTTCAAATACAAGTATTAAGATTAGATATGACAGGAAATATTAAAGTTGTCGGAGCTAACGAAATCTACCAAGAGTGGATGGAAAAAACATTTGAAAATTGTGAGTTCGTCTCAATTGACGAGCACATGCACATTTTAAAAATCCCAGAAAAAGAAGATCTAATTTTCGAAATCATCGAAACAAGAGTTTTTGAAAAACATATTGTATTCGAAGGATACTGTGTGATTGATAATAGCCTCGGCAAAATTGCTTTTGAATTCTCGCAACATGAAAATACTAATAATTGATTCACACAAAGGTTCCTTAAAAGAACCTCAAAACTTGCACTGGTTAAATGCGAAACAAATCAAAGATCACTTAATTTCTTTGGGTCATGATGTTGATTTAATCTGGAGCTATCCTTCAGTTAACGACAACATCAAATCTGGTTATGATAAAATCATTTTTAATCATGCGAGCCATTACTCTTATGTGGATTACAAATGGCTAGAAGAGAGTCCAAACGCTGAACTCTTTCATATCACTAACGAGTATAATCTTGGCGAGCCGCGCATCCTATGGATGGCTGCAAAAGCAGGTCGCCGCTATCAGGTTATCGCTAATCACAGCGCAAACATCTCAAAAATCGTTGAGAAATATGTGGACAAATGGAACTTTGTTAATTTAAACAGCTTAGTTTTTGACCCCATCTTGCCAACCAAACAGAAGAAAGGTTGCATCTATTACGGCTCTTTCCGCAAAGATCGAATCCCATCTTTTCAAAATTATTTAAAAGGTTATGTTACAGTATCTACTCACCAAAAAAATCGGGAAAAGTTTTCGAACGCTAGTGTTAGCGGTCCTTTTATTGACAGAATCAATTGGTCAAAAGATGGATTACTTGATTTCAAAACCTCTCTATATATTGAGGATGAGATTAACCATAGCAACTATAATTGCTTGGCTAACCGATTTTACGAGTCTCTTAATTATAATGTACTTCCTCTTTTTGATGTTAACTGTCAAAATACCGTCAAGCTGTCTGGTTATAATGTTCCTGATTATTTCTTTATTAATTCAGAAGAAGAGCTTATCGCAGTAACAGAAGACACTCCTGTTTCTTATCAGGATTATCTTCAGCGGTGGAAAGAAAAAGCTACCGTAGAGAAGAGAAATACCTTGACAAGCATCTCCCAGATGCTACAGTAATTACCGACAAACAGTAAATATAAACAATAATAAAATACATACATGAGCAAGCTACTTGCCAGTGCAATTGAAAAAGCATCACCAGAACAAATTGATTTGTGCTGGGCTGTCCTTAAATACAAGGAAATTGGAGTCTTTCGTAAAGTAAAATCGTTGTGTTCAGCTTTTGGACTTAACTTTGATGAAGTTATCAATCAACTTCCTCAAGTCGATGGCCGAGTGGTTGATCGCGAAACGCGCCATTTAATTCACGAAATCCTAATCAAAATCTCTCAAAATAATACTCATTAAAATATGAAAACAAAAAGCAAGCCTGGTGTCAGTTGGTACAACGTTTATAACAATAAGGGCGATCATCAAGCCGCTTATGATATGTGTTTCGAAGACGCATACTCTTGGGCACTTGATTGCGCCAAGCATATCGGAGGTTACATCTGCGAAGCAGGTTTAAACAAAGAAGAAACGGTGATTTTCGAATCTTCTAAAAAATAAACATGAATTTATTAGCAACAGTAAAGATGCTAATTGAGCTTGGGGTTCAATTCCTCAAGCTCAAGAATAAAAAATATCTTTACGATATTTTAGAAAAGCATTCTTCTAAAGTCACTAAGCTTGATACGGAAAAATGTAAATGGCGTCTTGTTGGAGGATCTGAAGCTCAAGATAAAGCTAGTAAGCTAATGGATGAAATCATTGAAGAAAAAGAAAAACTAAACTTGTTCCTTAAAGACTTGAATCTATGAAAAAAATCTTATTTTTAACAATGTTGTTAGCATCTTGTTGCAATACTGAGAAGGTTGATGTCAAATCAGTCTATCAACGTAGGCTGATGCAGCCAGAGGCTTTGTTTTTGCCGCCAAATACAGTTATTAAAACAACAGAGGGAGACTATGTTTCTGGAAATGTTGTGGAAATCTGGCACTCAGAAAAGACAGTCGAAAAACTTGAGCAAAAAATTTCTAAATTTATCCCACAACCATGAGCGATATTCGCACAAATAAAGTAGAGTTAATTGGATTTTATGGCAGCGACGATATTCATGCGTGTTCTGCATGGACATCTACCAGCCGAGACATCACAGAGGAGAAGCGCGAGCGAATCCCTAAACTATTAAAAATGCTAGCAGATGCAGGGCATCATACACCTTTTGAAAAATCTTCTCTTCATTTTCTTGTGGATTGCGACATTGCTTCTCATATTCACTTGCTCAAGCATCGCATTGGCGTTTCAATCAATGGTGAAAGTGCTCGGTATAAAGAGCTGAAAGAAGACAAATATTACATTCCTGATGATTGGATTGCATTGGATGAAGCAGATGAAGATGGATATGCAGGCAATTCACAGGCATCTATCAGTGTATATAGTTGGGCTGGTGTTCTCGAAGAATATACAAAAGAAGGCAATAGACTTTATCATCAATGTTTGAAAGAGCTTGAACCTGTTATTGGTCGCAAGCGTGCCAAAGAAAGTGCTCGTTTCTTCAAAACATACAATTCTCAGATTCAAGCTGATGTAATGTTCAATTGGAGGAGCTTTTATCACTTCTTAGAGCTTCGCAACAAGCTAGATGCTCAAAAAGAAATTCGCGACATTGCTGCAACCATGTTAGACCTTGTGAAAAATATCGAAGGTAATCCCTTCAAATATACAATCGAGGCTTTTAGTCTATGAATATAGACGCTCAAATTAGAGAACTAATTTCCAATTTAGAGCATGAGTCCCGCATGTTTGCTTGTAACGATGATTATCAATCATACCAAGTAATAAACGCTATTACGACTGCATTGAGAAACACTTTTGAGGTGGAAAGGCCACCTTTCGAAACAATTGACAAAGATAGACCTCCATTTTAACATGATTAAACAGCCATCAGAAATTGACCTTAAAAATTGGGAAAACTCCCAAGATTGGAATGAATTTTACAATCATTATTATGGTTACTTTCGTTCATTGACTCACGGCTATAATCTTAGCGAACAAGATGCTGAGGATACCATCCAAGATATTTTTTTGGCAATGGCTAATCAATTTAAAAACAATAAATTTGATTCTTCCAAAGGATGTCTTCACGCTTGGGTTCAAAAGTTTGCCAAGTGGCGCATGATTGACATTATTCGCAGAAACAAAACCCAAAACAAATACTTTGTTTCTGGCGAAGACGAGTTGATGGAAAGTTATCCTGTGGAAAATTCCACCGTTGAAGACGAGTCTGACGATAAATATAGGCGAAAACTAATTAAAATTGCGTTAGACAACTTAAAAACCTCTCGTTCAGGAAAAGAATACAATATTTTTTGCGATATTTTCCTGAAAGAAATGAGCAAGGAAGAAGTAATTGAAAAATATAAAGTAACAGTTGGGGCATTTTACGTTGCGAAACACAACATGACCAAAAGACTCCGATCAGAAATCAAAAAAATCTCACAAGATCATGTTTAAATTTTTAAAACAAATCAAAGACTCATTTATTTGCTTTTTTTTAGAAAAACTTCTAAGATTCGTAGAAATGCTGGGTCGATACATCTAATCTATGCTCATCAAAGAATTCAAAAAAGGAGTCTCAACTGAGAGGCTAGAATTACATGAGATAAACAATGAATTACTTGTATACAAATATTTAAAAACAGTTAATAAATTTCGTAGAGAAGTTGGTGCGTATATAATTTTATTTGATTGCGATTTTACTGCGCCAGTCGTCAAGACTGTGCCAGAAGAAAAGCTAATCATTACTAAGTATGTTGGCGAGTCATTAAACATCAAATACGAACCAAAAGACCGTTACAAGTTCAAGTCAGAAATCAAACGGATGAATGACTTACTAGCGCATAAGTATGGGATTCACCACAACGATATTCGCTGGAAAAATGTTGTAGAATCTGACAGTGGTAAATTATTTTTAATTGATTTTGAAAGTTGGACGAACCTTGAGAAAGGACCGCGAGAACGTGATCCTGAAAAAATCTTGAGATCCTGATTGACATTCAGCATAGAAGGGCTAGATTCTAGTATGAATCTAGCCCTTTGCTGTATCTCCAAAACCCTGTCAGATAACGGTCACAACTTCCGTTCCATGACTTATACTCAATTCGTCAAAGCTCCTTTTGAGCAAGCTATAGGAGAGCTTTCTCAGCGCATCTTGCACAACTTCAAGATGACTCACCAGACAATCAAGTTTTGTCAAAACAATAATATCCAAGGCTACAGAGTATCATCTTCTCTTGCTCCAATTTTGACGCACAAAGATTTGCGCTTAATGATTTCTGACCTGCCAAATTTCGCAGACATCAAAGCAACGTGCGATGCCATTAAGCAAACCTTGGTGGACAAACCAATCAGGCTATCCTCTCACCCAAGCGAATACATCACCTTATCATCTGACAAGAAAGAGTGTATTGAAAACAGCATTGTTGATTTAAAGCAGCACGCTGAAATTTTCGACCTACTAGGCTTGCCAGAAGATTATCGTTCGCCGCTCAATATTCATGTTAGACAAGAATCAACAGATCCCCAATCAATTGCTGACAAAGTATTGTCTGTGTACGACGAATTGCCAGATAATATTCGCAAGCGTTTAGTTCTCGAAAACAATGACAACGCTAAAGGTATCTGGGGCATCAAGAACCTGATCAAACACTTTCACCAGACTCGCGGTATTCCTGTTACTTACGATAGCTTGCATCACAGCATTCTCACTGATTCTTTAACTCCAGAAGATGCTTTTAACGCTGCTTATGACACTTGGCCTACTGTACCATTGTTTCACTACAGCGAAGGCATTGACGGTACTCGCAAACACGCTGATATGCCAACTAGTACTCCAGTAGACTATGGCAAAGAAGTTTATTATGATATTGAATTAAAATTCAAGGATTTAGCCATTTTCAAAATCAGAAATTTGACAAAAGAAAAATCAATCGTATAATCATGTATGAAAGTTATTTTTGGCGACCCTAATCAGAAAAATAAAAAACCTTTGTTTTCGTTTATGTACGAAACACCTTGCAGTTTAACTTTAGATGACTGGGAATCTTGGCGTCAAGAAACAAAAGAAAAATACCCTTTTCAGTACTGGCTGAGAGAAGATGTTTATTATTGGTTTTGCGGATTTAAATGGAAATGGGACGACTTTAGCTACAAAGTAAAATGCACGCTTAAACCCAAGCACCAAGAAATTCGCAAAGCTATCCCTAAAACTTGGACAGATGTTAGCAATCTGATTGTTGATGTTAATTTTGCAATGATTCTCTCTTTCAAGAAAGAGGCTGATGAATCTTGGGTCGATTGGGATGGCACGGAAAAACATCGTGAATTCAAGAATTGGCTTGACTCTGCCGCTCATTGGATTACTGTTGGTAAACCTAGATGTGAAGCGCAAGCAGATGTGCTTTACCCTCCCTATCCTCTTCCAAGCCATTTAAAAGGCAAACCCTACGAACAACTCTATGGTGAGCTAAATAAAATGCTTGCTCTTATTGAAGAGAGTGATTCTAAAATTCTCAAACAAATGATTGAATATCGCGAATATTTTTGGACTTAATATGAAAATCAATAAAGAAAAACTATACGAACTCTACATGAAAGAAGTGGAGGCTATCTGCGAAGTTTGCGATTGGAAGACGAGCTTCTCGGCAGAAGAGTGCGTGAATATCGTATCGTATCTTCTTGAAGAACATCCTGAACTTATTACAAATGACAATTAATCACTATACAGACTTTGCTAATGCAGAGAAATACGCCGCAAATTACGATGCGATTATTTCGCTCGGACACTATATGCCTGAGAAATTTCGCGAAGGTAAAAAATATTTAATGCTTGATTTTGAAGACGAAACTTTTGGCTCGATTGAATTTAATCACGAAAATTTAAAATACGCTCCAAAAGATTATCACATTCGTCAAATTATTGATTTTATTCGCGCCTTAAAAGAGAGCGATAAGCTGTTGATTCATTGCTTTGCTGGGTATTCGCGAAGCTCTGCGGTGACAATTATCGCTAGGTGTGAGCGCGATAAACTTACTTTCAATCAAGCGTTAGAAAACTTAATGGATCATAGAATTCCAGACAAGTTCCAGCCGCACCCAAACGATGTTATTATTCATGAATATTTAATGACAAAAATATGAAAGAAAAAAACAAAATTATACTAGTTGGAGACATTCATGGAGCTTTCGACTCCTTGAAATACAAAATTAAACAAGAAATCTCTGATGCTTACATTATTCAAGTAGGAGACTTTGGATTAGGCTTTCATAAACCTAATTTTTATAAAGACAAATTCACTTGGATGAACGATGTATTGCAAGATACAAATTGCCACCTCTACGCTATTCGCGGAAATCATGATGACCCATCCTACTTTACAGAAACTAACAATCCTTTCGGGTTTGCTAATATTACTCTACTTGCTGATTACAGCGAATTAGACCTGCTTAGTAAAAACATTTTGCTTGTTGGTGGTGCAGTTAGTGTTGATCGTCGTTTTCGTGAAGAAGGCAAGTCGTGGTGGAGTGATGAAGAGTTTAATCTCAAACTTGAAGATGAATTCCCATACAAAGATCGTCAGTACGATTTGGTTGTGACACACACTCGCCCAGGAGTTTGTGGAGCTTTCAAAGGATTTGATAATATTAAGTATTGGTGTGATCAAGACCCTGATCTAATTGACGATCTTGTTGAAGAAAGTCAGAAACTTGATTACTTGTACGAAAGAACTAAGCCAAAATTACATGCCTATGGGCATTTTCATCAGAGTTCTATCACTAAACATGAAGATACTGAATTCAGGTGTTTAAATATTGATGAGCTATATATGCCATTTTATGTGTAAATAATAGCATGAACGCTATCACTTGGATTCTACTTCACAAAATCGACATTTTCAATGTTGCTACCTCTATCGTTGCCACATGTTCGGCTATCGCCGCTTTGACTCCTACCCCAAAGGACGACGGCTTCGTCAAGAAAGCCTACACTGTGATTGATTGGCTGGCTCTCAATATTGGAAAAGCAAAAGACAAATAACCCGCAGGCCCACTAAACCCCTTTCCGTTTGGAGAGGGGTTTTTTGCTTTCTTGATCTAAGAATAATTTTAAATATTTTTCTGGCAAGAAATCATATTGTTTTTGCATTTTAACAGGGAAATGTTTTAAAAAACGCTGTTGTTTTACGCAGTAACCAATCCATTTTCTACTTTTCGCCATCCACAAGTAAGAGAACATGTAAGCGTTAGCTGATTTAGAGTAAGTTTCGCAATCTATAATATGCGACCAACGTTTTCGAATCTTTCTCAACGTTCGTCTTTCACAATCAGCCTCAAGGATAATAATATTTTTTGCTTCTTTCAAAGGACAGCGAATCTCAGAATCTTTAGCTAACCAAGAAAAGAAACGTTGAAAACTATTATAAATCTGGCGATTATGCCAAACAGAAGTTTGATCTAGCCATTGATCCAAGTGAGACTCTTCATGGAGTAGAGTTGCCAAGGTCCATTTTAAAGGCATATTTAAAGCTATTGCTAGCTCTTTATTATAGTCGTCAAACCATCCGCCAGACCTAGAGCCATCAGCATTCAAACCTTTTCCGCCGCTTAACCTGAGTTGAATTTTGTGCTTTTTACATTTTGCATCAACTTCGTAAAAATAGTTCTTCACTTCTTCAGGCATTTTCTTGAATATTTGTTTAGCCTTAGAATCAAACTTCATACTAGAAATTACACAGTTTCAACGTATATAAAGGTATGAATTTTAATTCTTTTGATGACAGTTGGAAATTTTGGATCTGGGATAACGTGAAAAGAGGATCTCCCAAAAGAGAACTTGCAGGAATTCTTTTAGAAAAAGGATTTAAAAAAGAATTAATTATCAACGAGTTTGGCATTCCAGATATTTTTGAGGTTAAAAATAACGCTCCAGAATTAGACGTAGAAAAAATCCTCGTTAATACTAAGTTTCCAGCTAAGAGACTCTCTGATAAACTAAATATTTTTGAAATTAAAAACGTCTTTAACGAGGAAGAGTGCGCTAAAATCATTGAAGTAATTCGCGCCAATTGCACAAAGTCTTCTGTTATTGATTATCAAACAGGGGGAAACACTCTCTCTGATTTTCGCACTAGCTCAACTACTAACCTATATCGAAACAAATATGATATTGTTAACTTAGTAGAGGACAGAATCTTTAGTTTGATTAACATTCCTGAAAAATTCACAGAACAAATCCAAGGCCAATTCTACAAAGAAGGCGAACAATTCAAGCCCCATTTTGATACACTGTTCCCAAACTCTGAGTTTCAAAAGAAAGAAATTAGCTTCAAAGGAAACCGCACTTGGACAGCAATGGTTTATCTAAACAATACTCCCAAAGGCGGACACACTAAATTCACAAAAATAGATTATGAATCAAAACCAGAACTAGGCAAAATGATTTTGTGGCAAAACACAAAAAACGGCGAAAACATCCAAGAGTCTATGCATTGGGGAATGCCAGTAGAAGAGGGAGAGAAATTTGTTTTGACTAAATGGTTCCGCGAAAATATTTATCAACCAGCCCTTGACAAATAAAAAAACAAATACATATTCTAAAATGAAAAAAATAATTGAGCACTCAACATGCATGGGTGAGTCTTGGACAATTGATGGAAAAGACTTGCGAGAAATGGATAAAACGGAAACAGATAATTTCGTTCAGTACTTGTTAATCAAAATGCAAGACCATATCAATGATGGTAGTTTATTTGTTACTGATTTAATTAGACTGTTTCAGTACAGCGAATTAGATTTCGACTCAGAGAGTTGTGATCAGTGCGATCACACAACTTCAACAACAACTTGGGAGATTTAAATAAAATGGGACTTTTTGATAATATTGTTATTCCTAAATCTAAGCTAGCGGGAATTAATGAAAAAATAGATAAATACTTGAGTCTAGTTAAGGATGAGCGAGTAACTTTGCAAACTAAAGACTTTGATCAAGCTTTATCTACCTACTACATTGAAGGCGATTCTTTAATGCATGAAAAGAGGGAATACGAATGGGTAAACGATGAGAGCCATTTTTTAAAGGGTTACATGAAAACTATTTCTGTAGAAATGGTCCCCTATAACATCACAACAACAATTAGATGTTACGACTATCTTCAAACAGAATCTTTAGATGTCTCTATTGATTTTAAAATTGTTTTTATTAGCGGTAAAGTTCATGAAATCTCTTTAGAGAAATACGAAGAGGAAGACGCTAATCCCAGAATCGAAAGAGAAAAAGAATGGGCCGAACAGCATAAAAAACAAATCGCTTTTAACGAAACCATTCGCGGAAAATGCCAGAGAAAATTAGGAAAAGTTTTATTTAAAATAAGCAAAATCATTCTGTCGATAGGGCATAAGATTCAAAGATTATCTTTTAAACTTTAGCTTGACTATCTCAAAGTTCAAAGTATAGTCATCAACTATGAACGCAATGAACTCTATATACGACAAGCAAAACCGCGCCTTGTACCAGAAAAAAGGCAATAAATATGTTCAAGTCAATGACATCAGTATCGTGGACGGTTTGCGCGAAGGCTGGCACTTGGTAAAGGTGGAAGATGGCTGTAAGTCAATCTATCACTCTGTTTATCCTGCGAAAGCAGAGCTTCTTGCAGCAGTAAAAGATAAGAGAGATAAGTTGGTAGAAATTATTCGTGAGGTTAGCGAAGCTAAACCAGTTAATCAACCACTCAGCGAGCAAGCTCTTGCAGATTGGAACTGGTTCATGAGTCGCAACGGAAAAGAATTCAATACTCTTTGCTACCCATCTTTCCACGAAAACGCAGAAAAGATTATTAACGCCCTACTAGAAAAATAACATGGAAGAATATTACATCAAAAGAGCAGTCTGCTACAGACGCGGTTTAGAACGTGTCAACTACGGTCAGACAGGTCTTGCAACAACAGACGCAAGCACAGGGAATGATTATTGTTGGTTCATTCCTGATGGCGATAGCAAACCAGCAATCAAACTAGAAATTAAACACATCTTCTTTGGCGATGTTGGATACATTAACGGAACAGAAGCTTAATATATATGGAAAACTTTGAAGAACATCTAATCAATAAATACCCTGATCTCTTTTATAAGAAAGAGGATGGAAGTCTTGAATGCCCTTGCGGTGCATGGGTTCCAGAGGGCTGGGAAACGATCATTGATGAGCTATGCGGTGCTATTACTAGATATGCAACTGGCTCTTATCGCTCCGAAAGAGTAATCACAAGCAAGAAATATTATCTATGGGATGCGTGTTTTAAAGTTCCTACATGGTTACATAAAAAGTTTATCAAATGGTTTCCGAAATACAACAAGTGGGAGCTTAACAAGCCTTTTTACGACTTTGTTGAAAAGTTTAGAGAACGATCCCACAAATATGTTTCATTTAAAAAGATTTATGTTCCCGCAGTTAAAATTGATCAAATTAAATCAAAATTTTCCGATTTGAGATTTTATTACTCTGGAGGTGATGCGCAAGTATCTGGTATGGTTATGTTCGCGGAACACCTATGTAGCAAAACCTGCGAAAATACAGGAGATGCAGGAGTTAAATGCACTAATGGTGGTTGGTATGCGACTCTTTCTCCAAAAGAAGCGGAGAGATTAGGATATAAACACAATAATATAAGTAAAGAAGATTATAATTCTGGATTAGATACTGCGGCAAGTATTGTTGAAGAGGTAATCGGAGGAACGTCAGAAGGCGAAACAATTCTTTGTGGGATTGAATCAAGCAAAAAGAATATTAATAAATAATATGATTCCAATCAAAGGCAAAAAATACATGATCAACTGTCAAGGTCCATACGACTACAATCGTTATATGGGCGAGGGAATTTGTACAGGTGAAGTTGATAGGTATGATCCTGAGCAACTTGCTTATGGGTTTAAAATTCCTGATTACACTCGTACTGTATTCTTTATTAAAGAAGAAATTGTAGCAATGGTTGTTGCAGAGCAGATAATTGCAGAAACACCAGAAGAAATTCAAGATCAAATTGATTCAGAAAACAACTACTGCGAAACTTGCAGTAGTTGTGGTGATACTGGGTGCTGCGCACCTATCAATTGTGATGCAGTCAAGTGCAAGTATGGTGAAATCAATTTAAGAGATTACGAATGCTTTCAAGATCAATGGAATGTGATGTATGAAGCTTTAAAA